GGCTTCCTCAGAAGAATCATCGTTCTCACTTTGATCTTGCGGGGGCTCTTTCTCAATCATGTCTTTGATCTCTAGGCAAATATCAAGAACATCATCAAAAGTCTGAGCCGCGAGGCACTTTTGATAGATCACTTCTTCATCTGCATCCAAAGGAATATCTAAGAGTGAACCAACTTTACCTCGTAGATTGAGGCGGTCAAGAAAGCCACATTCTGGTATGTTCTTTTCTTTTGTTCCGAAAAAGTCATCTTCGACCAACTCAGAGTAAGCCTTTCGGAATACTCGTGGCAAGCCAGGATAAGTATCTTGAATCATTCGTTCAATTCGAATGTCTTCAACAATGTTACAGACATCAAATGGAATGTCACCACACTTGGCGTGAAAATCTTCAATTCCTTTTTCTGGTGTATAAAGGGCGTGACCGACTTCGTGTCCGACCAACATATCGTAAACATCCTTGCTTTTGTTTTTCCACATGGGCAAACCAAGGACACGATTTTTAACATCAAACATGGCTGTCTTCATATTTCCATGAGTGACAGTAATATTTTCTTTGGCGAGGAGTCTCGCTAGGGTGGATTGTAGTTCGTAATTCATAATCAATCTTATATGTATATTATAACAGGCTCACAGAATTTGTAAAGGAATTTAAATCTCTGATCATCAATGAGTTATGACTCATGTAATTGATCTTTCGTAAAGTTGATAAGTAGTTGATAATCAACATATTAAAAATCATTGAGTGATGGGTTCAACTCTGAGATGAGTTCTCTCTCACGAGAGTAAGCAGCTTTTCGACCACGGACGACTTCAAGAACCTCGTAGTAAAGGGTCTCGTTTGTCTCACGGATGAAGTTACACATCGTCCAGTCCTTGTCCTCATTCATGGCACGAGAGATGTGTTTTTGAACCCGAATCTTTACAGACTTCCAGAATGCTCGACCTTGGGAAACAGTCAATCCGATATATGTATCGTCTCCGCCCGTCACACGGTACAGAATATAATTTCTATCTTTTCTTTTCTTTCTCACTATAGATATATTATACACCATAGCTCCCATTTTGTAAATGGTTTTATCTCATTGAATATCAATGACTTACAAAACTTAAATCAAAAAGATTTTAAATTTCATAAGTTATTGATTATGAACAGGATGCACTAGAGAAATTATTTTGCTTCTTGAATTCAATCTTGGCTGGAAACTTACCATCAAGTAAATCCTGCTTATGTGAGATAATGAATACATTAGAATCATCTCTTAAAGTGTATAGTATCTTGATAAGATTATCTACACCATCAGAATCAAGTGAAGAATCAAACGTCTCATCAAGAATCAAGAGATTAGTATTAGCTGAATTCTTCATCTTAGCAATATGGCGCCAAGAGAATAGTAATGCTAGATCGATTCTTTGTTTCTCACCCTCTGAGAAAGAAGAGTATGAAAAATCATCCCTGTGTCGAGATTTGATAGTTTCATTAAAAGATTCATCAAGACTAAATGATACAAAGAAATCTAGAATCTGTAAATATTGGTTGATGAGTTTATTCATCACAGGTAGATATTCACGAATGATCTTTGTTTTAATACCAGTATCTTTCAACAATTCAAAGATTGCTTCTATGTAAGTTCGAACATGAGTCTGTGATTGCTGTTGTTTTTCAAGTTCGCGATTGTATTCTTGATTATTATTCAAGTCTTCTTCTGCTTGAGTAGTATCAATCGATTTGATAGATGAGCTAGATTCCAGACTTTTAATCTGATCATTGCAATGATGGATCGTACCTTCATTCATTCGAATATCAGTTTTAATCTTATTTAACTCATCCTTCTCTTTTTTTAGGATATTAAATTTATCATGCAATACTTCAAGTTCAAGGTTGATATCCTTTAGTGCATCATTGATGATTGTTGCGTTCTTCTCAATCTCATCTCTTTTAGTAGTTTTCAGTTTATCACTCAGAAGTTGGTCACAAGTTGGACAACAGTCATTTGTCTCATAGAACTTAGCTTGTTTAACAAGTGCTTTGATATCGTGATTGTGTGTAGTCTTATCTGAATTAAGATTATTCTGATTTGAAATAACATCATCAATGGATTCACTTAGAGATGGCCATGTATCATCAAATTGTTTCTGAAGATTTTCATTACGTTTAGATACCAAATCGGCTTCATCTTTTAACTCCTGTATTTTCTTTTCATTCTTAACAGTTTGTTTCAGATCAATCTCTTTTAGTTCTTTAATATGCTTCTTTTGTAAACGAATTTTCTCACAGGTAATATTCATATCATTAACCGTATTGTTTAATTCGTTCTTTAATTTAGTGTATCGATCTTTAGTAAGAACATTCATCTTAGTAAAGATTCCAATATCAAGTAAATCTTCAATCACATTACGTCTCTGAGCTGCAGGTAATTGCATGAATGGAATAAAACTACTTGAACCCAAAACAACAACCTGATGAAATGATTTATGATTTAATTTTAAGATGTTTGTCTCAAGAACCTTTTGATAATCGCGAGTATGTGCTTCTTGATTTAGTAATTTATCATTCTGATAGATTTGAAATTTACCAGGCTTGATTGAACGAAATACTCTATACGAATTACCTGCTACAGAAAAACTTACTTCGACTTCACAGTTTTTACCATTGATACTATTTACAAGTTGTGGCTTATTGATATTACGATGAGGTTTTCCAAATAACGCAAATGATAGTGCATCAAGCATTGTTGATTTTCCAGCACCATTCGACCCAACCACTAATGTGGCAGAATCTTTGTTAAGTTTAATTGTTGTTGGTTTATTTCCCGTACTTAGGAAATTTTTATATTTCAGTGTTTCAAATGTTATCATTATATATCTGTCATATTTTGGGCTTCAACATAAAGTTCATGCATTAACTTTTTTAGCACTTCTTTATTCAAATCTGTTTCGGTAGCATCGATATAACTATTGAGTAGTGTAGGTGTATCTGCTGTGCTGACACCATCATCTTCTACATTATCACCAAGATACTCTTCGAATGATTCAGCAACTTTGATTTCGAATGGTTCAATCTTTTGTAATTTATCAAACCATTTATCGAATTCATATAAGTTCTTCTTGTTAAGGATGACAACCTTGACATATGTGTTTTTAAGTTTCTCTGGAAGATCTGGTTTGTTATTTTCATCATATACAAGTTTATGAAACATACTATCATCATTTTCGATAGGAGTCAACTCTCTTGTTTCGGTATCAAGTATGTGAAAATACTTCTTCTCATTTGCATCTGAGAATGTAAGTTGTAATTGTGTACCCAGATAATGGATATTATCTCTGCTACTCTTTGTGTGATAGTGACCAGATATTACAGTATCAAATTTGTCGAATGGTTTTGTTTCCATTCCGTGTGTAGCCTTGACACCTCTCATCATTTCAAAGCCATCTAACTCAAGATGACCTGCTAGAAAAGATGATTTTGAATCTTTTATAGCCTTTAGAGATTTTTCTTTATTGTCTGAACATATCCACGGCAATAGTAGAATATCAAGACTATCATATGATTTAACTGTAGGTTCAATGATGATGTTGATATTCTTGTAGCCACCTAGAATCTCTTCAAGAGAGTTCAATTCATTTGTATTCTTATAATAAACATCATGATTGCCCAAGATGATGTCCATTGTTATATCATGTTCTTCAAGCTTAGAAATGAATGTTTCATAGTTGTGTTTAAGAACTTTGAAATTTACATACTTTCGATGTTCAAAGAAATCGCCAAGGTGCAATATCTTCTTTATATCATGCTCAAGTAAGTATGGAAAGAATACATTCTTATAGAATCTTTCTGAATAATCAAGAAAGAGATCCGATCCATTACGCACACCGGCATGTGTATCGTTAATTACTGCTAATTTCATATTACTAGATAATATAGAATTTTTCAAAAGAGTCAATGACTTTCTTCTTAGCCCTCGATTTCCTCTTTATCTCTTTACCAAATTCTTTTATCTTATTATCTTTATACCGATGCATCTGGCTCTTATATCGAACCTGTTCTACAATTGAATTCGAATCACAATTGTCATTAAAGTCTGCAAAAGCGTCGGCTCCTGCATAGTCAATATATCGTTCTTTAATATCCTGTTGTTTCTTTTCCTTTGCAATTCTTCGAAGGAATGCATAGTAAGAGATTTGTGTAAAGTATGCAAAGGCATTTGGTAGACCTGTTCTTGTTGCCTTCTTTATATCATAATTCATGATAGCCTTGATACAATTCTCTACTGCATCCATTACCATCTCTTCACGATATGTATATGAATAGAAATTTGGTTTATGTGATAATCCTTCTGCTATCTTTAGAAAACATGAACCAATATATTCAGTAACAACGGGTTCATTCTTTTCAGCTTCTCTTGCTTCATTCACTGTATTGACATAATCAACTACTGATTGAGAGAACTCTTTATTGTTTACATAGTGCTGTTTTGCTCGTTTCATGATATACTATAATATAGATTATATTTAATTTGTCAATACTTATTTCATGTCTGACATAATAGGAAAGAAATACTCTAATTGTTTTCTGGTTTCCAGTCCCATCTTTTATTAGATTTCTTCAAATCTTTTTCAACAAGATTATCGAAGATATCTATATTACTCTTAAAGAAGTTTTCCATTATATTATCTTTACTATCTTGTTCTCTTTTATGTAGTAAAACATATTTAAGATAATGTGATTTCAATTCGAATGTGGCTTCACAACGAGTAATAATATTATTAGAGTTAAGTTCTGTTATATCATATACAGATGTTATGTTCCATTCTGTAATATGGTATCCATCCTCAGTATATACTATTTGACCGGGAACCGTAATAAAAATGATTTGACCCACATTTGCATCTTCTTCCATTTCTAATTCTTCAGCCACAATGTAACTGCCATCGGTAAGACGATATGTGTAGATATCAG